AGCAACCAATAGAGTAATCTGTCTACCTTGCCATGAATTTTGTCAATATCTTGATGCATGTGTTTGAGATGATTGTTCTTAATAGAACTAACCTCACGTTTTAATCCTGTGATATAGCCATACAAAGCTATAATGTGTTCTCCGGTTGTTTTAGGATCTTTTGCCATTATCTCCCTCCAAAGGCTCTAATTCTATCGATAGTTTGTTCTGACGTCAATGGTGTTCGTGTTTGAACAATATTAGGATTAGGTGTTGGTGTTGGCTGTAGAGGGGGTGTTTGTATTTGAACATCTGAAGATATTACAGGTTTTTCTTCTTCAAAAAAATTAACCTCTCCATCAATTAAATCTATGTTTCTGTTTTCTGAGATAATTTTGTTAATTCCAGAAAAAGCTTGAAAATAAGGATTAGGCACACTTACACCTTCTTTTGTATTTAAATCATTATTTATTTCAGAAATCCTATTAACAAAAAATTCACTAGGTTTATTAGGAGTATATTTACCTCTCATTAAATCTTCAAAAATATCTTTTCTTAATCCTTTTCTTTTAACTTTTCTTTCGATAACAATATTAGAAACACCTAAAGTTCTGGCAGCATCTATGTTTTTATACATCTCTTTTAAGGCTACAAATCTTCTACTTTCAGAATATTTATAAGCATCTAAAATATCTTCTCTAGAAACACGTCCACCTCTTAACAAAGGAGCTGTAAATAAATTATTTGATTGTCTTAAATCACTTAAAAAAGATGTGGTCATAAAAGTTAGAGCTTTTTCTGGATCTGATTGAATAATTCTATATCCAAATAATCCCGGTAATTCATCATCTAAATTAAAAAGATCACCGTATTTAGTTGTTTTACCTGTTGCTGCTTCACCTAATCTTTTTAATTGAGGTAAAGAACCTGGAGCTAAAGCCTCACCTATGTGAAATATACCTTTTCCAACTCTTACCATTGGGTCATCAGCCTCAGACCAAATTCTTCTACCATCTTTACCAACACCTCTTCTTAAAGTGCTGTCGATTAAAGCTTCAACAAAAATAGACTCTGAAGCAAATGGTTCTAGTATTTCACTAACTCCATCAACTAATCCCTTACCAAGAGCTTCTTTTAAAGATTCATTAGAACCATCTGTTTGAGATAGCGCATTTTGCACAGCTCGATAGGGTCTAAGTAAAAAATCATAAGCGTTTGAGTAACTGAAATCTAGATATTTTAAATGTCCTTTTTCATTTCTTCCTTGTGGAATTAGTGTTGAATTTTTTGACCACTCTGGAACAAATCTTCTTAAAGCTCTCATTTCTTCATCGGTAACATTGTGTTGAGCTTTGCCCATTTCAGCTAACATTATAGGTATACCTCCAACGGTTGTTCCAAAACCAAGTAATCTTCTTAAACCTAGAGCTCTTAACTGTGGGATTCCACTTGTAATTTCATCAATAGATCTTTCTATGATATTATTACCCGTTCTCATAATCTCTAACGGAAATGCTATGAAGTTTCCAAATGGTGATTGTCTTAAGGCTTTTGCTGTTCGACCAATATATTCGTAGTTTGGAACTTGATTTCTAACGATATTAGCAGATATTTCATCTAAGAACCCTTCAAAAGATTCATCAACAATTTCTTTTCGTGCTGTTTGTTTACTAAAATATTGACCTGCTGCTTCTAGTCCTTTAACTTCTCCATTTAAAACTGCTTTATAGTTTTGTCTATTTATACCAAGTTGATTTAAAATACTTGAGTGTCTGTTTCTCTCTAACTCAAATGTGGTAATTTTCCAAAAATCATCTTCTGCAATATAAGATTCTTGTAGTTTACCAAATACTTTTTTAACTCCACTAGGTAATTTTTCTAATTTTTGTATTGCTTTTGCACCACTTGCTCCTCCAGCTATATCTCGAGTAAGTCTAGCTATCTCCCCCGCCTCAACTTGTGTTCCTACAATTCCTAACCTTTGATACCTTGCAAAATTTCTGGCTTTTTCCTCTGACAAAGTTCCAAATACTCTTCCAGCTGTTAGTTCATAAGCATCACCCAAAACACCTTTTCCACCTAAAATTTTAGGTGCTAAAGTTTGAATGTCAGTTAAACCAGGTAATATTGCTCCGTTTGATAAAGTAAACGCCGTAGCACTTAAAAAGTTTCTTACGTGAGTTATTGGTGATAAAATTGTTTTTGCAATTTGTGTTGCACCCTTTGGTGCTAGTAACATGTATCGATAAGCAAGACCTATTTGTGTATTGTTTAACCAGTTGCTCATAGTGTCAAACATAGCCTCGTACTCAGGTGCTCTAACATATTTACCCTCTAATGCTGATAAACCTTTTAATTGTCCTGTTTCAGGTTCAACATATCTAAACTTATTAGGATCTAATTTATTAGCAAAATCATCTCCAAACTCCCTTGCCATTTCTTGTGCTGTAAATATTTTTTTATTCGGACCTGTGCTAAACGCTTTGTTTAATTCATCCATATATCTCAATCCATAAAATAATCTTGCTTGTCTAGAAGTTGTAGCGTGAAACGTATAGGTAGGATCTTTAACAACTCCTAATAACTCTCTTTGATAAGGTTCTGCAACTCGTTTAGTTAAAACATCTGGTTGCAAAGCGACTGCTTTTATTTCTTCAGGGGTAGCTTTTTTACCAGTCACAGATTGAACGCCACTTTTAAATTCTTTTTTTAATACATCTTCAACATCTAAACCTTGTTCGTTAATATAATTTTGTATTTGTGTATCTATGTTAGCATCCATTCTTTCTAATTCTGCTTTTGATTGAGGAATTAAATCTCCTTTTTTAAATCTAGGAGTTCCATCTGCTAATTTTTCTGTTGAATCTTGAAGAAAATAATTTTTTTCATTCGCAGCATAAGATTTTAATTTATCTGCTTTTAAAATTTCTCTAGACTTTTTAATTGTTTCTTCTGTAACTTTATATTTTTGAAAAAGAGGTAAATCATCAAAAGCTTTAAACCTATAATTTACATAACTTCCTAATTCATTAGAAAAAGTTTTAAATTGATCATCTGTTAGTTTACCTCCTTGCATAAGAAGAGAGGACATATTGTCAATTCCAAGACGAAGATTGATAATACTATCAGTTAATTTTTTAGAAGTAATATCATCAACTCCAGCATTTTTCATAGTGTTTTGTAAAAGTTTTAAAGAACTACTAACCTGATAATCATCTTTTGTAAAAATACCTTTTTTTATTCTAGCTGATCCTTGTAAATTTTGTTTTATTTGTTTTAGTTCATTTTGAAGTCTCGCTCTTTGTTTAGTTAAAATTCCTTTTCTTTCTATTTGAAGAACTTCAGCGGTCGGATCTTTTTTGGCTGCAATACTTAAATCTTTTAATTCATCATCAATAAATTTAATTTGATTTTCTAAATCAGGAACTTTAGATAATAATTGTTGATGACCTTTATTAATTTTAATTTTTGCTAAAACTCTATCTCCTCTTGCAGCGTTAAGGAGTAAATCTTTAGAATCAACTGGAGATGGCCCAATAAAATTTGGATTAACTTTACCTTCAATTATATCTTGTATTCCCTCTTTTATTTTTTCTTGTGTTATAGGTTTAAAGTTTTCTTCACCAAACTGTTTTCGTAGAGCATCATTAAGTGGATCAACAATTTCTTTAGTGAGTTGATCTAATTGTCTTGCTGATTCTAAACTTGAACGTTCGATAGCTCTTATGGCATCTTCTGAAGTTTTTAAAGATTCTAACGTAAACCTACTTCCACCACCTTGTGGTGATAGTCCTAGTCTTACTTTTTGAACAATTCTTGCAGCAAAACCTGGTGCAAATTCATCTATGCCATTCGGATCAACATTTCTTACTTTTTGTATTCCTTTACCTGCACCAATTAATGCAAGATTAAACAAAGCACCCTCTGTTCCAAACTTTAATCTATTTTTTAATCTACGATAAGCTTCATCTCTACCTTCTTTTGATGTATCTCTATCCAGCATAGTTATTGCATAGGGTTCTAGTGAAGTCCCTTTTGCAATATCTGCTAACGTTCCAATATCCTCATCTGCAACAATAGCTTCACCAAGTCCAGCGCCTATAATTCCACCGCTTGTTTTGCCCATTATCTTTCTACCTGCATTTGTCAGGCTGAAACTCTTTCCTGCTCGTTTTGCAGCTATGGCTTTCTTAGCTGTTTCTCTAGCAAATTGTTGACCTTCTTTTACACCTAATTTTCTTAATTCTTGAACAGCTGCTCGTTTACCTAACCCTCTAGCAGCAGTGGCTCCCGCTCTTGCACCAAGTGCAAAACCACCTACACCTAATGGTGCAATTTGTGTAATCGCTTGTGTGATTTTACCAACGGTTCTAGCTTCTGCTTCATCGTCAAAAGGATTAACATCATCAAACCATTGCTCCACACTTTTAGCTGTATCTGTATCACCAATTAAATCAAATATTTCTGCTCCCAGAGATACAAAACCTTTTGGTATGTTCCAAAGACCTGTTGCTACACCAGCTAATGCTGATTCAAAAAAACCAACATCATCCTCTGGTTTAGCTTCTTGTTTATTTAATTCGTCAACTGATATTTCTTGACCAAGTTCTATAGCCATGAATCCTCCTATTTAATAGGCTTTACCGTGCCTGGTCCACTGCCTAGAAATAATTTACCTTGTTCATCGTAATAATAAATACCTTCTTCTACTTTAGATGAATCTTTTTTACCTTTTTTTAAGGGAAATTTTACAATAGTTTTATCATTAAGTTCTTTATCATAAATTTTTGTAGCTAAATTTAATGCAATTTCGGGTGATGCCACATCTAAAACTTTTTGTCTTGCTTCTATTGCTTGTGTTCTAGTTTTTGCATCAGTGCCCAACATTTTTTGAGCAACACCTCTAATTCCAGCATCATCGCTTTTTAATGCTGTTGCTAAACCTTTTATTCTTCTAAGAGTAGGATCATCTATTCTACCAAGAGCAAATTTAGCGGCTTCTAACTCTAACGCTTTGTCTGTTGCTCTTTTAGTTCTTTCAATTCTGCCCAGTTGAGAAATTGGATCCATGGCTGCTCGTCCTATTGCTCGTGTTAAACTACCGCCAGGTTGAGCTATAAGATTAGCTCCAAATTTTGCAAGTTGTAAAAATCTTTCTCGATTAATATCATCTTCATCATCTTTTGTTAATTCTTTAAACATACTCATGTAACTTTTAACTGTTTCAATATCATCATCTATGTTTTTAGAAGTTGATTTTGTATTTTTACCATCACCAGAGTCACCTGGTTTATCTGTTTTTTCTGCTATCTTAACTAATGGAAATCTATCCTTTTGTTTTTGTAACGTATCTGAACCTAGACCAGCTTTTTCAGCTTCTTTTATTTTAGTTTCTATATCTTTTTTTCTCTCTGTTATAAAAGCTTCTTTTCCTTGAGGACTCTCTAAAAAACTAAGTTGTTCCGATGTATTAATGTCAGCTAAATATCCTTCGTCTAAAGCTGATAGTTGTTGTAGTTCCATCATTTTTTTTCTATACTGTTCATTAAGATCAGGTGTTCTTTGTAAATTTCTTAGAGCAATTTTTTTTTGATTTTCTTTAGTTTGAAATTGTTCAAAAGCAGACTCAAATCCGGGAGAACCACCTGTTTTCATTTGTTGTCTATCAACAATACCATTCATAATTCCTTCCATAATCGGACCACCTTTTCTAAACATAGGTCTTTTTAAAGTTTGACTCATTATCTTCTCAAAGCTCCATAAATTCCTGCAAACGTCGCCCCTGCTCCTAGTGCAGTTTGTAGTGGGCTAGGACTAGGTTGCGAAGTAAATTGGAACTGACCTGGATAGCCTCCCATTAAACCTGTAACACCTGTTCCAAAGAAACCAGCTCTTTGTAGTGGTTCAAAAGCAGCTTCTCTTGCAGCTTGGTTAGCGGCATCAATTTGTGCTTGAGCAAATGCTTGTTGAGCACCACCAACAGTTCCTAGTTGAGAAATGTCAGCTCTTTGTAATTGTGGCACTAAAGAGGCAAGGCCTGTTTGAAACTGACCTGTACCTAATTGTTGTTGTGCTAAACTTTGTTGTGCCCCACCAATACCTAATGCAGATTGTGCTAGACTTTGTTCAGCTTGACCAATACCTAATTGTTGACCTGCAAGTCCTGCTCTTTGTTGAGCTAGTGCTGCTTGTTGTCCAGCAAGACCCGATTGTGCTTGTGCTAAACCTAATCTTCTAGTGAAGTCTTGACCTGCTAATTGTTGTGCTTGTTCAAATCCTTTTTGTAACAATTCTGCTTGTAACGCTGCTCTGTTTCTATCCGATCCTGCTTGAAACTCTGCTTGCAAAACTCCTTCACGACCACCACCAAAAGCACCAGGCACCCCTAATGCTGCTGCAGATTGTTGAGCTTGTCTTGCTGCTGCTTGTCGATCAAATTCTGTAAGAGTTGTATCAATAACATCTTGTTGAAAAGGAGATAAAAAATCTCTAAACGCTGTTGGACCCGTGAGCCCTGCTGCTTGAGTAATGAATGGTTGTGCCCCTCCTAATGTTGTACCTGCACCTGTTAGCTCAGTTCCAGCTGCCGTTAATCCTTGTTGTGCAGCCGTAATTGCTGCAGGAACATTTGCTAATCTTAAATCTGCTGCAGTAATTGCTGCAGGAACTCCAGCTAATGTGGTGCCTGCTTGTGTTGCTGCTTGTTCTGCTGCAGTTAAAAAGGGTTGAAATGATCCAACACCAGAGGCTGCAAGTTGTGCAGCTTGTGTTTGTAATGGATCTTGTGCGGCAACTCTTGGTGCAAAAGCCGCTGTATCAATTGGTGTGCCTGCAACTCTAGATAATTGATCAGCATACGTTTTACCTAACGCTTCAATAAACTCTGCGGGTAGTTGTCTTGTCTGTGTAATTTCAGCCATTATGCTACTCCTCTTCCTGCTTTTTCTGCCTCACTCATAAGGTCATATAACTTTTGAGCACCCTTTTCAACATTACCACCACCAATACCTCTAACAGCATCAGCAGTTAAAACAAATTCATTTTTAGATAACATTGCTGGTACATCATCTGCTTTTTCTTTTTTACCCATAGGAACAAATCCACCTTTTTCTCTTAAATCTATTTCTGCAATGCCACCTTTTGCTTTTTTAATAGAAGGTGCTTCTTTGTCTTTATCAATATCTAAAAATTGTTTAATAAGTTTTTCTTTTGAGTCTTCGGTAAATTGATTTTTTTCAATACCACGACTATCTAAAAAATTAATCATTTCTAATAGTTCTTGTTTTTTAGCCTCATCCATTAATCCTCCAGGTTTTGGTTTTGGCATAACTTTATTAGATTTTCTTTTTTCTTCTTCTTCAGCTTCCATAGTTCTTCTAAAAAACTCTTCTTTTGTTATAGGTTTACCTTCAGGATCTTGATAAATAACACCACTCATATCATCAGTTGGATACATAAAATCTTCTGGTCGACCACCTTCTTCTAAATAAACTTTACCACCTTCAAGATACATGTTTCGTGGCATACCCATTGACATGATACCTTGACCAACCATTCCTCCCATCGCTCTGTATTCACTTAAATTTCTATTTACAAAGTCATCAACTTCAGACTGAGATGCATTTGGATTTACGTTTTGATAATATTGTCTTAAATAAGGTTCAACTTTAGCCTGTCTATTTGCAAAGTCCTCATCACTCTCATCCTCACCTTGAGGTGCTAGTAAAGCACCAAGTCCTGCACCTAATCCACCAACAGTTAAAGCTTTACCTGTAGTTCCTAAACGATTGAATGCTCTTAGTGCAGGTCTTAAAAATCCTTCACCTGTTACATCTCCTGTTGGAAGATTCACTGATCCAGCTGCAAAAGGGTTAAGACTAAATCTTGATAAACCAGTGATACCTTTACCTATTGTAGTTTGTGGACCAAATGCCGTTGGAAAAGATTTTGCTAGTAAAGGTCCACCAAATTTTACAGCTGCAAGAGTTAATGCAGCTTTACCAACAGGACTTTTTGCTATTTTCTTAATAGGTTTTGTTATTTTTCTTACTATCGATCCCATATTTTTTTCGTTAAAATTTTTGTTTGTCTTTTAATTTTATTATCAGAAGATACTCTCAACCAGTTTATGGCTTTGTTAACTCCTAATAGTTTTGTAAAATACTCCTTAGTCCAACGATGAACTTTTAAAATATTACCGATACATAAAGTATCGATGTGCCATAATCTATCACCACTATTCCAATCTTCTTGGTTTAACTTAGCAGTCTTAACATATCTGTTTTGAGCCTCTTTATTTAAAAAAGCCCAATTTGTAAAAGCAATCACGTTTTCTCCGTCTTTGTGTATTTTATATTGTTTTAATTGAAAAGATGGCAGGATATGTTGGTAGATCTCTTCATCGGTGTTATCTTTGTATCTATCAAATTTCTTGTAGAAATTGATAACAACCTGCATATCTTCATTCATCTTAATTAAACTGCAGGTATTTCACCTGAACCTATATACTTACTCGTTTTTATCCTATAAAGCAAGATTATGTTGTAACTTCTCTTGGCTTTATTTCTAAGGCTGATAGCACCACATGGAGTCTATTACCTGTTGCAGCTGTCACTTTTATGACTTCTGATTCTGTTGCTACTAGCGGATTTGTTAGTAATTCTGTTGTCCCATTTGCACTAATAGACTTTGTTTTAAATAAGCTAAATACATCATCTGATGTATCTGTAATCGTTACCGTTATGGTGTCCGCGTTCCCTGAGTCTTCAGACACGAGTATGGATCTAATCACCGAAGTTGTTGCACTAGGGACCGTGTATAGAGTTGTTGCACTCGTTGTTGTTAGATCCACTTTTTTATTAATAAATGTATTAGCCATTAATTTACAAAGAAGTTGAAAGCCTCAACTTCATCCTTTAAATCTTGTTGATATGTTGTATTTAATTTTTGCACAATACCATCAATGTCACGAACCAGTGATCTTGCTGTAAGCACATCATAATTTTCATCAGGTTGTGTAAGTGATTGTACGATCTTAGCCATTATCTTCTACCATCTGTATTATAGTCTATTCTAAAAGTTCCAACTTTCCAAAATTGACTAACTGCATCATTAAATATTTTTAAAGATATAAATCTACCTCTAGCCCTTGAATCTATTTTTTTAGTGTTAGCATCAACTGTGAAAGGTCCCAAAGACGAACTTGCTGAAGTATCATTTGGAAAATCTTTTAAATCTAATTGTATTTTTGCTTGGCCTGTTTGTGATGAGAAGTCGGGAAAAATTCTACTTACTCTCATCATTTCATCACCGTCACCTTGTAAACCTTGACCTCCAATATCAAAATCACCTGATTTAATATTTGCAGCAATCGCTGTTTCAACTCCAGCTAAAACTTGATTTAATCCTGTTTCATGTTGATAATATACAGAACAACCATCTAAGTTGCCTTGAACATATGTTGTTGATTCAGATGAAACATTAGAGTCTGCATCATAATCTGTTGCGTGAGGTTTACCAAAAACAGCAGAGTCTTCCCAAGCTGTTCTGTCTAATGTTCCAATAGACCATACAGGTCTTGCAGCTGTTGAGTCCAGATAATTATAAGAGACCATTCTATTTACCGTGTTTGATCCTGAGTTTGGATAAAACCAAATGACCTCACCAAACAAGTTATTAAGTCCAGCATTAATATGTTGTTTAGGAGTTGTGTTAATATCATCAAAAACATGGTCTTCTACTAAACATGGTAGTGATTCTAATCTACCAGCATATCTAAAAAAACCATTCTCTGACATCCAATATGCAGCGCCATCAACTTCAACCGCAGCGTTTTGTCCAATCAAACCACAGTTGGTTCCAACTTGTTGAAATGAAAATGTAAAAGGTGGTCCAACAAAACGCATTAAAAATAATGCAGTGTCCGTCCAAACATAGATTGCATCACGACCACGAATGGCCCCAACGATTTTAGAACCATCTGCAAGTCTTTGTGTACCAGCAGTATTGGTTGATGATGGGACATATGATGTTGATGCATCGATACTTTCTTGATCTGAAAATCGAATAAACATCTCGTCTTGTGTTGATTTAGTTCCAATCGTAGTTTCCGTTCCAAATAAAACTAAGTGTCTATCAGGAGTTGAAACTAAAGTAAAAGCAGAAGCTGTAGGTGCATTAGATAAAAGAGCTGCTCGAGTAGATGTTGATCCTTCAGAGTCCCAAGAAAAAGTTTCACCTCCGTTGATAGTTGCAATTAATTTACTACCAAAATTATCAAGTGACCACATACCAGGTGGGTTAACAATATCACCAGAAGGTGCACTATTCCAACCAGAATAATTAGAAGCATCTGTAACTGTTGCTCCAGAATCATGCGACGCAGCTGTTGTTCCTTGTGCGCCTCTTGTTAAACCTGATAAAGTTCCAGAATCATCGTTAGCAGTATAAGTTATAAGTTCGTTATCTATTAAAACAGTTCCAGAAGATGAAAACGAAACTGAGCTAGCCATCGTTAAACTTGTTGCACTAGAATTTAAAGATGATGATAAAGTTGATGTAAACTGTCCGTAAGCAATACCACCCCATTGTCCAAGTCCCCAACCAGTTGCAGCAGTCTCTAACGCTAAACCCACAGGATAGTAATGTTGCACTCTAACACCACCTGATGTGGTAGCACCAGAACCAGACTCATTAGATGGCATGGTAATAGTAATTGTGGTTGCAGAGGGTATAGAAGTAACTGCAAATTTTACATCATTAAAGTCAGACGCACTAAAATTAGAGTTGGTTATGGAAGAAAAATTATCTAATAAAATTATGTCACCAATATTTGTAATATTGTGATTACTAGCAAAAGTAATGGTAACAGCTGATGATCCGTTAGTAGTGCTAAACGCGTTTGATAGGGTTGTCGTTGTTTTTATTGGATGAACGTCGTAAAAAACACCACCAGAATAAACATACAATATTCTATTTGTTCCTAAAGCTGCATATTTAATACCATCTTTTGTAACAAAGTGGTGTAAGGAAGTGTTTCGACCTGTAATTTTAGTTCCGCCTAGTTGTGCCCAACCACCCATTTTTTCTGGTTTACCATAACGAAACCTTACATTATCTCCATCAACCCATTGACCCTCACCGCCAGAGGAGCTGACTTGTTTATTGATTCCTGGTAAAAATCTTAGTTTCTGTAACATAGCTTAAAATTTATAACACCTTTTAGGGGGATCAACAACTAATTATAAATCGTGACTTATTATTTAATGTCCTCTTTTCCATCCGACATTTTATTTTGAAGCTCTTTAGGTAAATTAGGAACCCATTCAAACAAGCATCTTATTAAATGATTAATCGCATGCTTAGATCCCTCAAAGCTTAGCGTTATCGTTGGTTTAAATAAAAGTTTTATTCTTTCTCTCCAAGTAAAAAGAATTACAATTTTTCCTGTTTTTGCCTCTTGTTTAAACTTCATTTTTTAGTACCCGGAAGATTTCTACGATCTAAATACCAATCTTTGTTTGGTCCGTTTGCATCTACATAATGCATAAATACTTGCATTGCCCAATCTCCCAAAAATTTTTCTCTATGATGCTCGACTTGTTCTCCCAGATAAACACAAGCCTCTCCAGGTTCTAATTGAACTGGACGACCATCCATATAAATAGGCCAAGGAGTTTTATCACTATTAATATTGACAGTCACAGATATTTCACAAGAAGGTCTATCTTTGTGTTTTTTTAAAAAAGCTCCGTGAGTATAAACTCTAAAATAAGTATAGGTAGGTAATAAATTTTTATTAACTTCTTTTTCAATTAATTTTCTTTTAAGAATCATTAAACTATCCGTTAAATAATCTCCATATTGATAAGTATCTAAATTAGACGATAAGATAGTGTCACCCTCTGATTCTTTATCCATATAATTATGTCTATGAAAAAGTTCTATATAAAGAGATAATAATTTTCTTTCCTCCTCTGTTAAAAAATTTTTTATAATTTTATATTTAAAATCTTTTCCTATAGTGCCCAACATACTATCGTATACCTTTCACCATTTGTAACCGGAGAAACAGCGTGAGGAAATAAATGATTACTTGGCCAAATCATTAATCTACCTGCTCTTGGTTTTATTTCTAAAATGTTATCCTTCCCAGATGGATCATAAAAAAGTAAATCTCCTCCCTCATACTCATCATTAAGCATAAAAATACAACTTAAAGTTCTAGGTATAAACGGATTGTGATCTGTATGAGGATGAAAGTGACCTTCTTTTTTATATTTTAAAACTTCTATACTAGTTATTTTATTCATAGTTAGATAATTTAAATTTAAATTTTTTTTATATTCTGTAATTTGTTTTACAAAAAATTTAGAATAAAAATTAGCCCAATGAACAACAGCTAAATTTTTATCTTCGTTTGATAAAGACAAACTATAACAATCTCTAGATTTTTTGTCATAAGAGGTTTTAGATTTATCATTTACAACACCTGCTAAATTAAATTTATTTTTTTTAACAAAACTAAGAAAATTTTCTATAGCCTCTCTACTCATTACATCATCATATATTTCTATATGATCTAATAAAGAACTCATTTAAACTCCTTTTTAAACCATTTAAACTTTCTATACCAGTGAAGCCATTGTAAATTATATCGACCCACCTCTCTAAAATATTCTTTAAAATTTAATTTTTTTATTTTCATTTTCCAAGAATCTCTTTTAAAAGGTATAACCTGAACAAAGGGAGTTCCTGCTTTTATAACCGTATCCACACCATCTGGAAATTTTTCTTTGTTTAAATGAAATGGAAAATTAACAGGAAGATTAAAAGTATCAGTATCAACAATACCTGCTATGATTTCAAAAGGTAAAGAGTGATTATTTAACGGATGAACAAATAAACAAGAGTATCCTAAAGGAGTTTTAATTACCCAAGGATTTAGAAATTTTCCAAAATTCACATTATAATTTTTTTCTTGTAGTTCTTTATACTCAACTTGTTTAGAGCCATGATACTCAATACTTGGATCTGCGTTTATTTTTTTTAAATAATCATCAATGCCAGCTAAACCTGTGTTTTGAAAAAGTGGTCCCATCTCAACTTTAAACTTTTGGTTTTCTTGTTTTGTAATTCGTAGATGATAATCAACTGGTAGTTTTAAAGCATATCCTGTTGTAAGAGCATCTAAAAAAGGCACACATGATTTTACCGTTCTACCCCGTTTATCTCCAGCGGATACATCAACTAGTTTTCCAGGGTCCATTTTTTTATACCACTCTGGTAATGAAAATTTTATAGGTTCTGGTGGATGATTAGCCATGGCAATATAATCATCGCCAGCAAGAAAAGTGATCTCTTTCATAAAAGAAATATTTTATATTAAAGAAATAATATGTCTAGTAATTTTTAAATTCACCTGAAATAGCTTGACCTTTATCGTGTAAATATTGCATTGGAGACTTACTTTGTGGAAAAGTTATATTATCTATATCATTAAGAATATGTGTTTGAACCTTAACTTTATCTTCAACTGGAACTTTTTTACTAAAGGCTGTCCAATAATGGCCAAAACCCTCATACTCATCTTTTGTCCAAGATGTTTGTTCATTTATAAAAGAAATTGAATTTGGTAAATCATCTAAATCGATTGCAGACTCATCAACTTGTTTTTTTACATATTTAAGATCATAAGCATCGTCATCATTAATTGTAGTTGATGTGTAACAAACATAAGGTCCATATTTTGTGTCCATTGCAGTAATTTCATCAGCTGTAATTCCAACTGCAATAATTCCTTTATTTGATTTTTGTATGTATACCTTTGCCATTATTGACCTTCAAAAATAACAACAGCACCACCGCCGCCATCATGTGATGGACTGTTAGCTCCAAAAGATCCCTGTCCACCCTCACCAAGATCCTTAAAACTTCTAGATATTTGCGGGAATAAATTAGCTATGTTTACACTTGTTGGGTTTTGACCAGGTTGTCTGTTTGGATTAATGTTTGAATTTAAACCACCAAAAATACCTACACCTGAAGGGGATGCAAAATTTGATAAAGAAGTTAAGTTAGTTGAAAAACTTCCAGCGTTACCTCCAGTATTATTAAAACCAAAACCACCTTGACCACCATTACCTGTTGCTAAATTACCAAAACTTGACGCTGATCCAGTATTACCTTGACCGTTAGCAGCTGATGCAGTTCCTGCAGCTCCAGCGACCGCGTCTGTGTTATTATAAGGACCAGAAGGACTAGCACCAAAGAAAACACCAAACCCTCCTTTTCCCCCATTGCCTCCGCCAGATCCCCCAGTACCGCCACCTCCGCCGCCACCAATTAGAGCTCCGTATATGTCTCCAGTTGCTAGAGGTGATGCAGTATAAGTTACAGTTTCATTATTAGATGCTCCTACAGCAAAAACAAAACCTTTGCCACCAGCAGATCCACTAGATGCAGCGACAACTCTACCTTGACCATCTACAGTTATGGTTGCAGCGGTAAAAGTTCCTTTTGCTGATTTAATTATTCGTGGCATTTAAACTCCTAGTCTAATAACTCCACGTAAGAAACATGAAAAGATAAATCGTTAGCAGCTCCTGCTGTTACAGCGATTATATCTGTTTCATCTAAATAAATTGGAGTTTGGATTAAATCTAAAGTTGAATCTGCAGGCACAGATACTGTGCTTGCAATTTTAAAATAAGTTGAACCATCGTCGTTACTAATTTCTACTGTTGCATCAACAGCGTTAGATCCATCGATGTTTGCTAATAATATCGTATCAATTCTCACTGCAGTTTCTGCAGGGACATCAATCATAGTTGTTCTGCTAGTATTAGCGAGATTACCCATAGCATTTTTAGGAGTAATCGTTGCAATGTTAGCTAAATTTGGTGTTGCCATATTTTATATCCTTTCCCTAATTAACAAAAAACCAATGAAAACACAATACCTAAACCTTTACTAGGTGCGTTTATGTATGTTTTAACATCAGATAGTGCTACTTGTTTCATGGTTCCTGCATCATTTGCAACCACTCTATCGGCGTCTACCAAGGTAGTAGAAGTAGCTGATGTGTCACCATCTATAATATTTATCTCTGTTGCTGTGGCTGTAACACCATCCATAATATTTAACTCTGCTGCTGTGGATGTAATAGCTGTTCCATTAATGGCTAGTTTATCAGATACCACGTTAAACGTTCCGTTATCTTCAACTCTAGCAACCTCTGTTCCGTCTCTTTGTTGGAAAATAAGATCTTTTGCATCAACGACAGGTTTAATAATTACATCACTTGATGAGTTAGCGATGTCTAAAATTTGAGTTCCAGCAACGGAGACTTTTACATTTCCACCGCCTGCATCTAAATCAATGTCACCTGCAACATCAACAGTTAAATCACCTGATGACAAGTCTATTTCTGTACCATCAATAGTAATATTATCTACAACAACTCCAGCATTTGCTGTAACGACACCGTTAAAAGAAGCAGCACCTGCTTCACTACCATCTAAAGTTAACATGGTAATATCTGCAGTATTATCTGTTCCTTTAAATATGATATCAGTATCATTAGCTGCTGCATCGATTGTAATATTTCCAGAACTAGTTGATATTGATACTGCTGAATCTCCTGCAGTAATATCGTCTGCTGCAACTGATGCTGCACTACCCGCAGCTCCAAAAGATAAATTTCCAGATCCATCAGTTTTTAAAACATCACCATTAGAACCGTCAGACGAAGGTAAAATTAATGTAAAATCAGCAGCTGATGCTGGTCCTTGAAGAGTTAAAGCATTTGATCCATTGTCTGAATCTTCAAAAAATTTAATAAACCCAGCACTTGTTGCACCGTTTTTAGTTTCAATACCTGCGTTGGCTGTTACTCCTGCATTGAATGAAGCTGCGCCTGCAGCTGACATATCTAATGTTAAAGCTGAAACAGTGGAGCCACCATCATTACCTTTAATAATAATATCTTTATCTGATACTTTCGATTCTATAATTACATCGCTTGATGAATTATGAATACGCATCATCTCAGTGCCATCATCTTCATAAATAATACCACTACCTGCTGTGCCAGCATCTAATGTAATACCACCTGCAGATTCTACGTTAATAGAGTCAACTGCAGTTCCATCAGATACAATATCTAAATCACCATCTGCGTTAGATCCAATCGTTAAACCAGAATCTCTAAACTGTATAACACTAGCTGCGTTTAATAAAATACCTGTGTCTGCAACGTGTGTAATTGTTACGTCTTGATCGTCTCCTAAATTAATAACTGCAGCATCAGCTAAAAATAAATCTGAAAATTCTAAAGATGAAGTACCAAGAGCTGCTCCATCACTTGCGTCTGGAACAAAAGCTGTCGTTGCTGTAATTGTAGTTCCTTGAACTGTGCCAGTAGAGGTAATCGCACCAGATCCAACTGTTCCTGCTAGTGTAACATTTGCTCCACTAAATGTTGCAGCGGTTGTTGTTCCTGATTTTATAATTAAATTACCAGATGAATTAGTTAAACTTCCGTAAGTTGTTCCATCGTCTTTTAAAAAAACATCTGCTCCATTAGCATCTAAAACAATATCTCCATCAGTATCTAACGTTATATCACCGGAAGATGTAGCTATCGTTACAGCAGAATCACCTGTTGTAATGTTATCAGCTGCGATTCCTGATGAAACAACTTCATCTACATTTGTTCCATCTGTAAATACAAATTTTGTTCCTTTGTCTGTCGCAGCAAAAGTAACACCTGTTCCAGATACAGTTTTAAATTGAACAGTATGTGATCCTGATGTTGAGTTAACTAATATATAAGTTTTTTCTATAGAGTCTGGTATCGTTACAACTTGATTACCTGTAATTGTACCAGTAAATTCTATAACAGCTTGTTGTGCAGTTTGTCCTGAAGTTGCATCTGTAATAGTTAGTGCAGTGGTTTGTGCGCCACCTGCGATTGATTGCGTTGTATAACCAGCAACAGCCTCGTTTAATATTGTAAGGTTAGTATTAGTTTTACCACCCCAAAGACCTGAAGCCTCCCCTGTTGCTATGAGTTCTACACCTATTGTTGTAAATGTTGATGCCATATTTTAATCCTACGGTGTTGGAGAGTTGACTGGTATTCTGATTGTGCCGTCAGTATAGTCATCTCTTCTACGTTGTCCTATTTGTTCGCCTCCAAATTTTTGTATCTCAGTTTGATATCTTCGTTCATAGTATTGTATCATATCTTGTGGTCCTTTCAAGAATCCAAATGCTTCTACTAAACATGCGTACAATAAACCATTAGGAAAATTTAAACTAATATAACTTGTTTCATTACTGCTTGCTTCTAATTTATCTGGAATCTTTGTAAA